TCAGAACAGGGTAAAACGTCTCTTCAATGTCCACGCCATAGGGCAAGAAACTTTCGTTGTTGATCGCCTTGCGGTTGACTAGACCAATCTTGCGATTTGCCTCTGACCAAGCCTCTAAGCATTTTAGCTTGGCAACAATCGCATCATCTCCCGGATTGAAAGTGCGATCTGTGCGGCTGGTCACCTGCCATACCGTGCGGCCGATCATGAAGATCGCGCCTACAGACATCGAGCGATCAAACTCGACCATCTCGGCGTCGATTGCAGAACGAACATCATCAACGCGCACGGGCGCGCTATCGCCGATTAACTGGAATGGTTCAGTCTTTTGACGGCCGTCGCCGATATACATCTCGATCACATCGCCAATATTGACCTGACGCTCCTCAGTTACGCTGCCGGTCCATTTGGTAAAGCCAAACTCGTCGACGCCTTCCACCGGATCGGGCACGGTGTAACCGTTGTGCGAAATGATGCCAACGTGACGCGCGTAGTTGACGCCTGTGCCAGGCATCCCGGAGAGCACGTTCTTTGGACCCCCTCCGTAGGGGTGACTATCTCTTAAATAGCCAGAAACAAACTTCTGTTGATTATTGACTTGCTGCGCTCGCGATTCTCCGTCTTGATCCTCAAGAACTGAAAGAATCTCCCAGTTTGGGCGGAATGGAGTACCGTTTGGAATTGCAGCGTAAGCACCAAATCGCGTCTGGTTGCTTGGCGTGAAAGCACTGCAAAAACCAGTATCACCTGTGCCGTTTTTGGTGGGGCACACAAACGCTTCCTCGTTGTAGCCCGGAACTGCCGGCACAAACAGCTTGCCGTAGCGCAGATTGGCACCACGCAGTCTGCTGTTTGGCCCGGTTACCTCATAGCCGCCGTTCCAATAGAACTGCAGTTGATCGTCGAAGATGCCATCGATCGCGTTGTTGCCAAGCAAAATACCTGCACGTTCGGGCCGTGTCATTGGCCCTTGGCCGGCGACAGCAACGATTTCAAGAATCTGAAACGTGCCCCAGCTCTTCATGCGCGACCACACCAGCGACGGCGAAATCAACAACCCGCCAGTGCTGTAGTCGCTGTGATCCTCTCGCTTGGTAAACGCAATTGGCACTACGTTGCCGTAGGCGGCCAAGTCCTGTATGGACTCAAATCCTTGCGTAGGCGTGTAATTTGCAATGCCTTGGACGCCACCCAGCTGCGCTTGCCGCATTCCGCCAGTGGTCGCTGATGGCAGTTTGGGCTTTGGCGTCAGCAGGTAAGACGCCGCCGATAAAGCAATACCGATTACTAGGTTTACAAGGATAGTGACCGGATCCATGCGGATGTCCGGGATGTGCTCGTAACCGGCCGGCCGCACATAGGCCCGGCGCTCAAGCTGCTGAATAAACTCGCAATATTCGGCCTCGCTGCAACCCAGCGCCTCGATCAGCTGTTTTTCATACGGAAGCAGGGGAATGTCGGCATTGCGCCGATAGGGCACCATGCCACCTGCAGAAGATCCCGGTTGATGTAGAAAAGACCGTTCTGCCATGTCACCGCGAACGCTGCCGCCTCCTGTGGGAGGAGCGCCACGTCGCCATCATAGGCGGGCTTTGCAATGCGGCGACCCCAGCGCAGCAGGTCACGCGCAATGCTTATACGGCTCGCTGTGTACCACTCTGGGCGAAATTTAGGGGTGTCGATAGAGAGGCGATCCAATACGGCGTACACCAAATGGATGCAGTCAATTTCGCCATTAGTGCCGTCTGCGCCTAACTTGTAACGGAGTCCTATAAGGTCGATCACTGAAGCCTGAAGCTAGATGTCAACGGCAAATTACCGACGAGTTGCTTGGTTAATTTCTTGCGTGGAACGTCGGAACCAACCGCGTCAAGTACGGAGGCCATCCTAATTTCGATGCCAGTATCGTTCCAGCTCCCACTAACAATCTGAGCCGCGTAGGTGCTAAGAACAATCGAAGCATCTTTATTTGTGGGGTCAATCAGCATCACCCGGCATTGCGCCAGCCATTGCTCGCGAATCGCAGTTTCAGCCCAGGATCGGGCTAGTGCATTATTTGGAAAAACTAAAGCTGCAGGTTGATTGTCGCCAGACTTTGTGGTTGTTGCGCCACTGAACGCAAAAGGTAAAAATCCGTATGTTTGACCTCCATAGGCAATGTTTTCGCCTATCCAATAGTTTTGGAAACGAAGGGTTTCAGTGCCAATAAGTGTGAGGTACTGGCCGAAGGCTTGAGTTGTCATCGGAGACCGACGCGGTTGCGAATAGCTGTGGATTGTTGCAAGCTACGAATTGCGCGTTGTTCACCGCGCTGAGCACCTTGCGTGGCAGCTTGCTGCATGCCAGCTTGGAACTGGTCGGCGGTGACGTAATCCACCGAGTTAATGCGTTCCACGGTGTAGCGAACGTCGATGGCTGCCGGTGCCATTGTGGCAGTGCCTGCCATTTCGCCACCGCCGCTGCCGGATGGGATGACGGCGGAACCACGAGAGCCGGCGGCGTAACGGGACATGGCGCCACGCATCTTGCTGGCGGGGATGACGTACTCGGGTTCGCCGCCTTCGCCGATTAGGGCGTTGGTCGGGCCGGTAACAAAGCCTCCTTCTGCATAGCCGCCAACCTTCAATCCGGGAATAGGTGTTTTTAGGGCTCCTTTTCCAGAAAGGTTTTTATTGGCATTGCCCAGAGTATTACCCGTACCACTCAACGCGTTAAAGATGGTTTGCAGAATGATTAGCGTCATCTGCTTGGCAATGATCTCAAGTGCCATGCTGATAAAGGCCTGACCAATGCTCTTGAACGCATCAGCCAGCGCTTCTTGCGTTGATTTAGCGCCAGTAATCACTTCACCAAACGCAGTGCTGAATGCATCTCCGATGGCCTTTGCCCCATTGACAATAGTGTCAATTTGCAACTTGACCGGATTTAGATCCTCTTTGAGCTTGGTAATTGCATCACTCAATCCAGATGCGACTGTGCCTTTACCTGCTACTCCGAACTCTGTTTCACCAAGCGCCTTTTTGAACAGCTTCTCGGCTTCCTCCGCTTGCTTTTTAAGCGCTTCAGTTTGCAGGTCGATAATTTCAAGCCTGCGAATCTCATCGTTAAGCTGGCTTAGGTTGGTGCGCTGCTCCGCATTCTTAAGCTCTGCAATCTGCTTAGCGCGGTCTTCGTATTCAAACTGGATTTGCAGGCGTTTCCGCTCTAGTTCATTGCCTTCAAACAGCAGTGCAACTTGCCTGCCAAACTGAGTGCCAAGTTGATCGCCAACTTCAAGCGAGCGTTCAAGCTCTTGCCGTAATTTTTCAGCTTCACGTGCTGCTTTTTCTGCTGCCTTTTCGGCGTCTGATTTGCCTTTACCACCTGCACCTGCGGTGCCGGCGCCAAGTGGTGGCAATGCGCGTTGCCCTTGCGGTGCTGTGACTTGCGGCTTGACTTGTCCGGTGCGGATACCAAACGCTTCGATTAGGTCGCGTTCACGTTGGGCGGCGAGCTCTTGAAATTGCCTATTCCGCTCAAACGGATCGCGTATTCTGCGCGTATTGACAATATCCTGCGCCTCTTGCTGCGCCTGATCAAGTATTTGCTTCCGTGCGCGTTGATCTAGGCCAAACGACTTTGCTCTGGCTCCAGTTGCAATCAACTGGTTAATTGTATTGATTGCAAATATCGCTTCATTTAGTACCGCTTTAATTGCAGGAGTCAGTGCTGCACCAATCGTTCTAGCTAATCCTTCGATGCCATCTTGCAGCGTGCTAAACCGTCCGTTCAGCGTGTCGCTTTGAGCGATAGCGCCATTGGCGTATTTTCCGCCAGCATCTGTCAGCTTCTGAATGGCGTATTCAACAGCCTCGGCACTGATGCGTCCCTTCTCAAGCGCCTTCTGAAATTCCTCGCCGCTAAGTCCGTATTCCTCGCGCAATACCTGTTGCAGCGCAACACCACGCTCTTGAAACTGCAGCAGCTCTTCACCCTGCAGTCTGCCTTTAGCCTGCACCTGCCCGTAGGCAGTAACTAGCCCTTGCAGCTCGGCGCCAGTTGCACCGCTGACATCAGCCAGCCTGCGGGTAGTCTCTACAACCTTATTGCTTTCAACCCCAAATGCTTGCAGCCGCTTAGCTGAATCAATCAGTTCTGTGCTGGTAAAGGGTGTTACGGCGCCAAGTTGCTGCAGTTCTTTAATAATCTGCCCAGCTTTTTCGGCACTGCCCGTCAGAACCTGCAGACTGCGCGTTTGACTTTCTAGCTCAGCAGTTTTTACAAAAACAAAGCGTGCAGCTTGAATAACACCAAGCGCAGCAGCAAGCTTGCCAACTGCAGCACCAAGACCTTCAACCGCACGCTCAGTTGCCTGCGACTGCGATTGCACCTGCCGAAGCTTGGTAACCGCTTCCCGGCTGTCGACGTTAATAGCAACGTTGGCGACAACCGACACGATCTACCTACGGCGTTGCTTCAGTCTACGTTCTTGCTCTTCGTTCTGGAGATCAAAGTAACTGGACCAGATCAGCAGCTCTTCCAGTGTTACCTCTTGATTGAGCCGGGCTAACGTGTAGCCCAGCTCTTTTGCAACACCAAGCTGCAGCAGAAGCAGATTGTCTTTACTTAGCTCCCTTTTCAGAGCTTTTCATGTCGGTTTCATCTTCCTCAGGGTTGGTGATGATAGCAAGCATCATGGCCTGCAAGTCGCTGTCAAGCACGTCGTTTTTCAGCTCAGCAATCTCACCAGCTTGAAACAACCGCTGACCGGCATCATCTGTTGCCTTGGTCACCAGCAAATTCAAAGCAAAGCCGTTGGGGTCATCGCCGCCTGGCATCTTCTGCGCACGCTCACGTTCTGCCATCGTCAACGCAGTGGCGTAAAACTCAAACGTGTCGCCATTGCTTAGGGTAACAACACGCTTGATTGGCTGAAGATTGGCAGCCTTCTTAAGGCGTGCCAGTGCAGATGATGCCATGAAATAGATGTAAGTGGCCCCAGCATAGGCTAGGGCCGTTCAACTATCAAGCAGAGGTGCTGAAGTCGAAAGTAGGAACGCCAGCTGGGCGGAATGTGATTTCTACCTGCTGAGCGTCGTCAGGGTTGATGTTCAGGCTGGCGGTCAGCAGTACAGCGTCCATTGCGATGCTGCGGCTCAGCGCCTCAGTGCCTTGTTTGTCGGTGTACAGCTTGAAGCCGCAACCAACCTGCTGACGCTGCAGCACGTCTTCCACCATGCGATTGGACAGTGCAGCGTCCTCGTTGGTGACGTAGATGGTTGCAGTGCCATTGCCATCAGCAAAGCCAGGGATGTAAGCGCGGAATGGCGCATACTGACCTGCAGTTTGACCGATAGTGGTGACGTCAATCTCAGCGCGGCTGATCTCGAAGCTCCAAGACTGAACTTGGCCCACGGCGGCGTAATCGGCGTAGTACACCTCAAACTCGTTGGGTGCAACTGCAGTGCCGTCGTCGGTGATGGCGAGGATAGTGCCACCAGCAGACGTGGAGACCGTCAGCGCACCAGTCGCTGCGGTGTAGGTCAGCACGTAGTAGGTGGTGGCGTCCGAGATAGGTGCAGGCAGAGTGCCGGTGCCAGATCCGCCAGTCTGGCTATTGATGACTCGGA